GGGGTAAATATGGCAACCGCATCGGTAATGACTTACGACTCTTTGGTCGAAAACATCCAGTCTTACCTCAATCGTACCGATGACGATACGCTTGCCAAGATTCCTCTGTTCATTATGCTGGCAGAGCAAATTATTGCCAGCCAAATTAAGTTCCTTGGCAACCTAACGGTGCAGACCTCGACCATGACAATTGGTCAGCCCATCCTTGACAAGCCTGCCCGATGGCACAAGACTGTCTCCATGAACGTCACCGTAGGCGGTCAGAAACAGCCCGTACTGCTTCGTAAGTACGAATACCTGCGCGAGTACACCCCAGACGCAACAACGACTGGTGCGCCAGAGTATTACGGCGACTACGACTACACCCATTGGCTTGTGGCCCCGTCTCCTGATGTTGCGTATGATTTTGAGGTTTTGTACTACGAGCGGCTCCAACCGCTTGATTCTTCCAACCAAACGAATTGGTTCACCATCTACGCCCCACAGGCTTTGTTGTATGGGTCGTTGTTGCAGGCTATGCCATACGTCAAGAACGATGAGCGGATGCCGATGTGGCAACAGAACTACGACCTCATCATCCAGACCCTAAAACAAGAGGACGTGCAACGTATTGGTGACCGTCAAGCAACTGTATTGGATACCTGATTATGAGTTTCAATTCACCCTTTACAGGCAACGTCGTCCAACCGACAGACGTCTCCTATCGCCGCATCATCCTGACGACTGACTTGCAGTTGGAGTGGCCCATTAACGGCACAACGACTGACGACGCCGCCGCTCGAATCATGGAGGTCTCAACCGCCTCTAGCGCAAACGAGTTGTGGATGCCTCCAGCCAATCAGGCTTCAGTTGGTCAGGACGCCTTGATTCGCAACGTCGGCGCTGTTGCTGTAACGGTCAAAGACTACACGGGCGCAAACACCATAGTCACGATTGCCGCTGGTCAGGCACAGTACATCTACATCGTCACGAATGCGACCACCGCAGGAACGTGGGGCATCATCGCTTTTGGCATTGGTTCCTCTGGCGCTGACGCCGCAACCCTTGCTGGATATGGTTTGTTGGCGATTGGTCAGACGCTCAATCAAAGCCAGCCAGTCACAACTTTTTCCTCAAATTACACCGCGCTTGCCGCTGACCGTTCTAGCACCTATGTGTGGACTGGTGGCGCTGGAACGCTGACCCTATCATTGGCATCAACGCTTGCTGACAATTGGTTTATGTTCTTGCGCAATAGCGGAACAGGCGCTTTAACGGTAACTGGAACCAGCGGTGACTTGGTCAACGGTTCTACGTCAATTGCTTTGCAACCTGCGGACTCTTGCATCATTGTTTGTAGTGGAACTCAGTTCTACACAGTTGGTTTGGGTCGAAACACGCAATTTGCTTTTACTCAATTGAGTAAAGCTGTGACGTCTGGCTCCTACACTTTGACGGCTTCTGAAGCCTCAAACGTGATTCAAAAATACACAGGTACTTTGACAGGCAACGTCACAATTGTTGTCCCATCAACGGTTCAGGTTTACTACATTGTCAACGACACATCAGGTGCTTTCACGGTCACAATCACAACGGGTTCTGGCGGCACTGCTATTTTGACCGCAGGCAGTCAAGCCACTTTGGTTTGCGATTCTGTAAACCTGTACAACGCCAACACAATTCTTGCTGGGTCTTCAACTATAAGTTTGCAAAATGGCTCAGTTGGCGCACCGTCTTTGAATTTTGCGTCAGAGGCAACAACAGGTATTTACCGCGCCGCTTCGGGCGAATTTAACCTCGCTATTCTTGGCGTTCTTCGGTCAACGCTGTCTGCGACTGGTCTTGCCATTGTTGGCACAGGGAACTTTACGGGTGGTGTTGCTGGCGGGACGTTCTGATGGTCAAAAAGGTTTTCACGATTGACACGTTGCCGGGAGTTCAACGCGACGGCACTATCTTTGACATGAACTTTTACACGGACGCTCGTTGGGTACGCTTTCAACGTGGTCGCCCAAGAAAAGTCGGAGGCTATCGCGCAATTGTCAGTAATGCAAACGGATACTCTCGCGGCATTTACGTCAACTCAGTCGATGGTGTCAACTCTGTTTTTAATGGATACAACAACGGTCTTGAGGTTGTCAACATCAACAACCTTGGCATCGGTTCTGGTGTCAATCAATTTACTTTTACTGGGCTAATTTTAACGCTTAACACCTTGGTGGGCGGCACGCTGTACACCAACGGAACATACACTAATGTGACCTTGACTGGCGGCTCTGGTTCTGGCGCAAAGGCAACGATTGTGGTGGCTGGCGCGACGGTGACTACAGTGACTTTGACAGCGGCTGGCAACGGGTATGCGGTTGGCAACACCTTGAGCGCAACAGCGGCAACAATTGGCGGAACTGGCAGTGGCTTTTCAATCAAAGTTGCAACCATCAACGATGGGTTCACGGAAAGCGATTTGAACCTGTGGCAGTTTGACTCTACGTTTGACTCCCAAGGTTCTGGAAACCAGTTGTTGCTTGCGCACGCTGGTCAAAACTTAGAGCAGATTGACCAAACAACTGTAACCCCAGTTTTGGCTGGGAACATCAATGGCACAACCTTGTCTCCACTTAGGGACACTTCTGGCACAACCCCAACAGGTGACGTCATTGAAGTTGCTGGCGGTGTGGTTGTATTGCACCCGTATGTGTTTGTGTATGGTGACAACGGTCTCATCAAGAATTGTGTTGCTGGAGACCCGTTTGATTGGAACGGGCCTGACTCTAACGAAACCAACGTAGCCTCTACAAAGATTGTGAAGGGCTTACCAGTGCGAGGTGGCTCTAACGCTCCTTCTGGTTTGTTTTGGGCGCTTGATTCATTGATTCGTGTGTCCTACGCCCCAACCACTGTAACAATTGCCTCCGTCCCTCAAACCTTTTTCTGGCGCTATGACATCATCTCCAGCCAGTCTTCTATCATGTCAAGCCAGTGTGTCATTGAGTACGACGGCATCTACTACTGGATTGGTGTTGACCGCTTCTTGCTCTACAACGGTGTGGTTAAGGAAATAAAAAACACGTTCAATCAAAATTACTTTTTTGATAACTTGAACTACGCTCAACAGCAAAAAGTTTTTGTCAACAAAGTTCCTCGCTTTGGCGAAATATGGTGGTTCTTTCCCTCTGGCAACTCAGAAGAGTGCAATGACTGCATCATCTACAACGTGCGAGAAGACTGTTGGTATGACGCAGGCGAGGCTTTAGGCGCTCGTCGCACTGCTGGATTCTTTTCTCAAGTGTTCCATTACCCCATCAATGCTGGCGCAACATTGAGTGAGCAGGAGGTAATTTTTACGGCATCAATTTCAACAACAAATGCAAGCGCCGTAATTAGGATTTCTCCAAATAATTTGGTTGCTGTTGGTCAGGAAGTTGTGTCCGCAAGCGTTCCTTCTGGCGCTGTTATTTCTTTGATTACGCCTAATGCGGCATCACCGACAGCGACTGGCACTTCTGGAGCAAGCACTATTGTTGTCAGTAGCGCAACAGGCATTGTGTTGAATCAATCCGTTGTTGGCACGGGTGTTGGTGTGGGCGCTATTGTGACCACAATTGTGGGAACGACGATTACGCTGTCCGTAGTCAACAGCGGTGCTGTATCTGGAACCATGTCGTTTGCTGGTTTAAATTTGACTTTGTCTGCAAACGCAACGGCAACATTGGTTGAAACCGCAAACTTTGAAACTGTGGCTGGTCAAGTTATTTTGTGGCAACACGAAATTGGAACGGATGAGGTCATTGACGAAGAGGCCAATGCAATTGAAAGTTTCTTCCAAACAAGTGATTTGGGCTTTGTAGCTGGCGGGCCTGCGCAGACTTCACCTGTGGGTGAAAATTTTTGGGTCAACTTGGAGCGTGTTGAGCCTGACTTCATACAACACGGGGAAATGACTTTCCAAGTGACTGGTCGCCCCTACGCGCAGTCAACAGACGTGGTCTCGCAGGAGTACCCGTTTGACCCTGACACGGGCAAGATTGATATGCGCCAGCAACGGCGCGAGATACGTTTGATTTTTAAAAGCAACGTGCAGGGTGGTGATTACCAAATGGGCAAGGTGTTGTTAAGCGTAACGCTGGGCGACGTCAGACCTTTCGGAAATTAAAATGGCACTTGCGCTTGTATACGACCCTCGGTATCACACATGGAACTCGTGGGCAAGTCTTATGTGTGAGGCGTATGCGGCGCAACAGCTATCAATAAATACTCCCGAAGAGGAGTGGAAGCAGTGGGCGGC